TACAACGTTTCGGTTAAAAATTGAAGCGATTAGATAACCGGAACAGGTTCACCCGATAAAACAAGCAATAAGTAGCTAAACAATAAGGCCAACCTACTTATTCGCTTATATTTTTTAACCATTGTTGGCCTTAGTTTTATTCAAATGTTCAAAGTAGAAGAAAAAAGAATTATTAACTACGTTCAATCTGCTGATGGTAATTCAGAGAGTGTTGTCATAGATTATAAATCAAAAAAAGTTCACGATTATCAAAAAGCATTTCGATTACTAGGAGAATCAAATTTTGATGAATTAAATAAATTTGGAAGCATCTGTTTAAATGGGTTTATTTATACAATCGTCGAGCCTTTTCAAACTATGCACTTTGCAAATGGTAAAATATTGCTGCCAAATAATTATGAAGGAATAGACGGCTAATTAAGGCCAACTACTATTAAACGTAATTCAAAAAATTGAACCATGAAAAAATTTGAGCAACTTACTGAATTTGAGCAATTAAGCATCTCAAGACTCCAGTCAGCAGTCAGCTCCGGAAAGATTTCAAATGATGCTCTAGTGCAAATTATTGAACAATGTGGTTCATTTCTTAATCTCAAGACAATTCCGGCATATGCAAATGAATCAGGTATGAGTTACAATGGAGTCAAAAAATTCAGAGAAATAAAAGAAATATTTGGAGTGAAATTTGTCATTGATAATGAGTAAAAAAAAATAAATGGAATTTAAAAAGTATGATCAAAGAGGTGCATATCATTGGGAGCTGTATGAAAACAAAAGAGATATTTATCATCATTATGTGAACAATGTGCTGTCTTGGGTAATTGAGAGACCAGTGCTGGATGTTGGTGCTGGAGATGGATTAATCACTCATTTGTTTGGAACAAAATCAATTGGCTTTGATAACAACAAAACAGCTGTGAATCTAGCAAAAGCAAAAAACGCCAATGTGGTTCATGGTGATGTTTATAAGCCATTAATTTTGCCAAAATATCCAGCTGTATTCATGGGAGATGTGATTGAGCATCTTGCAGACTGGAAATTGGCTATCAAAAACATAAAGAGCTGTTTGAATGATGATGGTCATCTCTACATCACAACTCCACCAGCAAGAGCTGACAGAAAGCTCCAAGATAAATTTCATTACTTTGAATGGAATCCTGATGAATTAAAATTGAACATTGAAAGTCAAGGCTTTGAATGTGTTGATCCAATTATTGTTCAGAATTACAGAATGTTTGCTAAATTTAAAATAAATTTGAAACCATGAGTTGTGATATTGCCAACTTTCAAAAAATCCAATGTAACATCAGTACAATTGCATTGGCTCAAATAGAAACTCCGGAGAGCTTTCTTGTCAGAATAACAAATCCAAACACATTCAAATCATATTGGTTTGTCACATCTCTTGATGGGATGTCTGTTGTTGTTGATGTGTCATCAGAATCATTTGATGTTGGTGTCCCATATCAATTCAGCATTTTCTCTGATGTTGACAGCACTCAAAAAGGTGCAATTCCATTTCAAGAAATTGGTGGTGATGGAGTTAATTTCAATTATTATGTTGGGATTCTTGAATTCACCAATACAATTGGTGGCACTGCAACTGATTTCCCAACTGCACAACTAACTCTGAAACCATGATTGATCTTTTGATTTTTGTTGTTATTGCATCATTCTGGTGTATTGGTGTCTTTCATTCAACATTGGATAATTTCATTCTTGAGAAACCTGATAAATGGCTGATGAAAGTATTACCTTCATTTGTTTATAGACCACTTTTTGGCTGCATTTATTGCATGGCATCTTTGCATTCATTGATTGTTTGGAGTCTCCTCAGCATTGCCGGAGTTGATACAATTCCATTTTATGTATTAATTATTGCAATTCCAATGGTCTCAGCATTGAATGGCATGATTTCAAGACTTATTCCAGATTCTCAATGAAAAAGCTAATTCAATTAATTTATTCAATTGCACCAACAGCATTCAATGCTCTGGTTTTTGAAAAAAATCACAGTCATAAAGATTGGAGAGAACATTGTGAAATTGGATTCATTGATTCTGATGGCACAAAATACTGGAGATATAAACCAGATTACAAGATGCCAATTCAAAGAATGACATATATTGACACATTAAAATTGCAATATATTCAATCATGGTCATTGCAAGAGCAACAATTGTTTGATGATAAGCTCACGCATTTATTTGAGACTCTTGAGAAAGACAAAGGTCTTGGCAGCTATTACAAACAGCTTGCATCTCTCAAGAGCTTGCTGGATGAAAAACAATTGAGAAAAAACCAAGTGATTCAGATTGACATCTTGATTGAAATGGTTGCTTGCTTATTGATCAGAGATGATGAAAATCCATTTGAAGTCAATGAAAAATTGTTGGCTGAAAAAGTTGAAACTTTCAAAAAAAAAATCAATTTCAACTTTCTCAAACAAAAGTCTATCTTGGAATGGATGAACTTGTCTCATCTTACAGAGCAAGAATTCACTCAGCTCTGGCAATTGAGCCAGCAATACATGGACAAGCGGAGCAAAAGATTGAAATCTATCACCAACGCATAATTTTTGACAAGATTCAAGCGGAGAGAATGAATCTCTGGTTGCTTGCTGAACAAGACATTGCAAAATTTCAAGTAATTTTGAGACAATCAGTTGAGCAAATCACAGAGCTGATTCTTTTCAAACGAAAACAAAAAGACAATCAAAATGGCTGATGACGTAATTCTTGCAAAATATAGACTGGAGCTTGCCGATTTCCGGAAAGATATGGATTCCATCAACAAAAAGTTTGACTCACAAAGCAAACAAACAAAAAAGCAAACTGATGGGATGAAAAGCTCTTTCAAAGAAATTGGTGGAGCAATAGCTGGAGCATTTGCTGTTGGTCAACTGATAGAGTTTGGAAAAAAGATAATTGACATAACTGGAGAGTTTCAAAAATTTGAAGCTGTATTGACAAATACACTTGGCAGTCAAGGAGCTGCAAAGATTGCAATGGGAGAAATTGTGAAATTTGCATCAACGACTCCATTTCAAGTCAAAGAATTAACAGAGGCTTTTGTTAAACTTGCAAATCAAGGATTCAGACCAACAATTGATCAAATGAGACAGCTTGGTGATTTAGCTGCATCAACTGGAAAAACATTTGATATGCTTGCAGAAGCTATCATTGATGCTCAAGTTGGTGAGTTTGAAAGATTGAAAGAATTTGGCATCAGAGCAGAAAAGCAAGGAGATCAAGTGACATTCACATTCAAAGGAGTGAAAACCCAAGTTGATTTTGCAACTGAGTCAATTCAAAACTACATTTTAAGTCTTGGAGATTTGAATGGAGTTGCTGGAGCAACAGATGCAATCAGTAAGACATTGACTGGTCAAATATCAATGCTCACAGATGCTGTTGATCTGTTGATGGTTTCAATTGGGCAAGGTAGCTCAGGAGTTTTGAATGATTTTATCAGCTCTTTAACTGAAATTGTTCAAGATATTACAGAAGTGACAAACAGATCAAAAGGATTTGAGAAATCACTAGCTAGATTGGCACTTTTTGGCACTGGAGCAGATTTAGGATCAATTATGGATGAGCCAATTGAAAAACAAAAAGAGCTGAATGCTGGAATTATAACTGTGGCAAGAAATCTCAAGAATCTTTCAAAGGAAGCACAAAACAATGCCAGTGATTTAAATGATTATGCTAATGCATTGTCAGCCATTGCAGATAATTTAAGTGATGGAGATGAACCAGTTGAGCTTTTTACATCACAATTGAAGGAGTTGAAAGATATTCAATCATTTTTAAATGAAGATAGTCTTGGATATTTAAACCTTCAAAGAGAAATCATCAGCATTGAGGAGCAAAGAGCTAAAGCAATTGAATTGGTCAACATACAACTTGAGAGAGAGAAATTCTTGATGAATGCTGTGAATGTTGAAACTATTAATGCCGGAGAGTCAATGTCTGTTTCCACTGAAAAAATGGAGCAACAAACAGAATTAAGAGGTCAATTTGTTGATTCAAGTCAATATCAACTAAAAACATTGAATCAAGAGATGGCAGTGATTGAAAACAAATTTGACAATGTCAATCTGATTCTTAATTCACTAGGAGCAACAATGAATCAATTGAATCTTAATGAAAAGCAATCAGCATTATTGCAAATTGCATTAAGCCAAGCACAAATCATTGCAAGTGCAGCACAAGCTGCTGCAAAAGCTGGAGCGCAAGCTGGAGCAGGAGCTCCAATTGTCACTCCAGCAATTTTAGCAACTGTTTTGGCAGCAACATTGCCAAATGTAATTGCAGCAACACAGATTGTTCGTAATAGCAAAGTGCCAAAATACTATGAAGGAACAGAATATTTGACCGGAGCAAGAGGAAAAGACCAAATTCCAATTCTTGCCAATTATGGTGAAAGAATCATTCCAACATTGGACAATGCTAAAATTGGCAGAGACCTGAGCAACAAAGAGCTGGTTGATGCTGCTGTGATGTATAAAGCATTTAAAAGAATGGGCAATCAGTCAGGAATTGACTATCAAAGAATGGATAAAATTGAAAGAAAAGGAGCATTGACAATTGCCAACAAGCTGGATGTTGTTATTGCAAACCAAAGGACATCACAAATTGAAAATAAACTGAGCTGGAATGGCGTTTTATAGATTCACATTTGATCCAAATGGCACTCCAACATTGGTGTCAGATCCAATCAATTGGGTTGAAAGCAACATTCAAATTAAAAGAGATGATGAAATAAAAGGAATATTTGCTGAATATATTGCTGATTTGAAATGGGTTGGTTCTGCATTTACATACTTAATGAATGTATTGTCTACAAATGGAATTTGCTCTGATGTTGATGTCCTGATTGAATACAAGCAAGATTTTCTGAATGATGATACTTTTGAAACATTGTTCAATGGGAAAATAAGACTGAGAGACATTAAAATTGACAGACAGAAAGACATTGCAACAGCAACAATTGTTGATCAGACTCTTTCCAGTATCATCAAAGAAAGAATTGAATATAAGTGCTATTCTGCTGAGGTGAAATCTGTCAGTGGCACATCCATCACTGCACCAACATCAAAGCCAACAAAGCTGTTTTCTCCAATGGAGCAAACAAGATCTGTTTATTTAGATGATGTGAGAGCATATGCTGTGAATGATATGTTTGAATTCATCTTGAAGTTCATCACAGATAATCAAGTTGCTTTTGATTCAGATTTCTTTTCTGTTTCTGGCTCATCATCTGAAGTTTGGAAAATTGAACTTGATGAGGATGTTGTGTTAAGTAAAACATATACATTAAGCATTACAAATCAATTTGGTACATTAACTTCAAATTATACACTTGGAGCTGGTACAGCAACAAGAAAAGAAGCATTGCAAGAATTAACTTTTGGAATTGTTCAGCAATTCAGTCTTTCTCCAAATTACTCCAAATTTGATGGTTTGAATCCATATTGTGCTGTTGATGGGAATTTTAGAGATGGGAATTCTTTTACATCTGGAGCAAACTTTATTTATCTTGCATCATTGTGGGAATTGTCAGCAGTAACATTGACAAGTGGCACAACAACAAAAGTTGCATCATTAGACAGCAATATGGCTGATTTGCACATCACAACTGGTGAAATGATTTGGGAAATGAAAGATACCAGTGCAGACTCAAGAGATATTGAGTTTTTTCTTTCATTCAGAGATCTTTTCAATGCTTGCAATTATCATTTTGATTTGACTTTCACATTGACAGATGTTGGTGGCACTCCAACAATGAAATTGGAAAGAACAGAGTCATTGTTTGATCCAGCAGCAGCAGCATCTGTGACAATTACCGGAGTGACAGACATCCAAGAGTCATTCACTATGAAATACAAGAAATCTGGAATTGTTATTGGTGGGAGAGATGTTGAAATTGTGAACAATGACATTGAGCCACTTTTAGATCAATATTGGGATGGGTTTGGGATGGACAAACCAACAGCTATGAGAGTGACAACTGATTGTGGTGATGGGAATGAAAATATTGTTCCAACATTCAGAGGAGCAACAAAAGATTTTGCTAGAATTTTATTGGATGAAGTGGATGACAATGGCACTCCAAGACCTCCATCAGATTTCAATAAAGACATTTTTTTCCTTGATTTATATGAAGATACATCATTATATTATGCGAAAAAATACAGCTACTTTTCAGCAGCACTTGGAGTAAATGAATTTCCAACTGGATATAATTTTCATCTTGGATCATTCAAAACAATTAACAACTGGATTTTCAGTCTAGGAGATGGAGTAAGATTTGGAGATTTGGAGATGCCAAACAATAATTCTCTTGTTTTCTCAAGGATGTTTGAATTTTCAGTGCCACTTTCAGATGTTGATTGGCAAGCAATCATCAATAATTTAACAGACAAAATCACATTCTCAGGTCAAGGAGTTGCAGCAACAGATGGCTGGATTGATGAAATTGATGTGGATGTGAAAAATGGAATCATTAATTTTAAACTTTTAGCAGAATAAAATGTCCAGAACAGATGCAATCATAAGACCTCAGCCAATCAGATTCTTTGATGGCTTTGATACAGAGCTATTTGAATTTATTGACTTGAGCCAATATAGTGTCTTGTATAAAACAACAGACAACATTGAATTTCAAACCAACAATGTTGATGAGATGTGGTTCAATCAACTTTTCAGCAATAACCTATTCACATCAGGATTAACAAATTGGAGTCAATACAATGCTGGAACATTACCGGCATGGTCCACTGGCACTTGCTCTGGCACAACAGATAGCACAGCAAGCATTACAAAAACTGCTGGTCAAGCGTCACAGACATTATATCAGCAGATTTCTCTTGAGCTTGGCAAATGGTACAGAATCAGTATTGATATCTGTGATTTGACTGGTGTTGGAGTTTCACAATTCTCATGGAGTAATGATGGATCTCTTGGTGGGTTTACTGTATTAAGTACATTCAACATCCAGAGTGAATCAACTCAAATGGAATATTTCCAATGGGCTGAGGCATCCGGAGACTATGATTTGGGTTTTGTTATTACTGGCACTGGATCTGTCACAGCTTTGGAATTAAGCAGAATAAGACTGCAAACAGTGGACATGAGATACATTGAATGCACAACAGAGACAGCTGTTGATTTAGATGCAGAGACATTGGATGATGATATTATTACATTTTCATTGAGTGCTGTATTATTAACTCCAGATATTACATATTATTTTCAATCAAATAGTGTTGCTGGTCTTGGAAAATCAATCCAATTCATGGCAACAGCCAGCACATTCTTTCAAATGCAGTTCAATCATACTGGAGATGGAGTTTTTGGAATCAAATGGTCTGATCTTACTGACTCAACATTGCTGATGGGTTTCAAAAGACTGAACATTGGACAAAATACATTTGAAAATGAAAATGCAGAAGTATATCAAAACAGCTCTGAGCAAAACAGAACATTGTATTCTCAAATTAATAAAAAGGTAAAAATATCAGTTGATGTTGTTCCATTTTATGTACTTGATGTGCTTGCTTATTTGACCAATGTCAATAACTTTCAAATTGATGTGAATGGTGATGCAAGAAGGTATGTGAAAATACCAGATGACTTTGCTCCAAATTGGCAAGGATATGAGCAAGCATCAATCTCTTTTGATTGTTATGAAGCAGAGCAATCAACTGGAATTGTAAAAAATTCAGCCAACTTATAACAAAATAAAATTCTGTATTTTTGTGAATGCTGAATGATAGTGGCAATTATCCCATAAGCCATCAGAATACTGGGTTTTTTTATCAAATTTTAATTCAATCAATATGAGTTTGGAAAAATATTGTTTTGGAGAAATTGGTGACCATGAAGTGATTTGTGGGAATGAAAGACTCTTTGGTGGAATCAAATCCATTGCACTATTGAAGCCTAATCAAGACACAATCACTGATTTTACATCCAATGCCCAATGGGATGCAGCAATTGCTGATGGTTCTGTGAAAATCATCAAAGAAATAAGAGCTGAATATCCTCAGCCATCTGAAACAACATCTGAGTCAGAAGTTGCTGGATTACCTGACAGAGTTGATTCTTTCAGTCACGTTTTGACTTGGAGAGATAGAGCTGTCACTCAAGCAAATTCAACATTTTATGATGATTTGAATGAATACACTGCTGGTGGAGTTGTTTGGTATGAGCCAAAGAACAACACAATCAAAGTGGTTGATTCAATTGATGTCAATTTCATGGCAAAATCAGAAGTTCTTGCTGATGACAAAACAGTTCAAGTTTATGCAGCACAAGCAATGTGGGATTCAATCAAATTGCCAGTGCCATATACAGCTCCGGCAAATGCTGAGAACATTTTTGACTAATGGCTGAAAAAAAACACAACTTGGTTTCTCAAGGTGTCACAATGATGGCATTTGGGAAACCAGTGTTTTTTGATTTTGCATTCAATATGGCTCTGTCATTGAGAATGCATTCACCACATCTGAAAATCCAGCTGATACATGATCATTACATCAATGAGCTTGGTGATAAATCAAGAATCTTTGATGTATTGACTCCAATTGAAAATGCTGATTTCAGTGATGGGAAAAAACTGCAAGCTGGCAAAGGGAAACTCTCAATGTACAAATATTTGGCATTTGATGAGACAATATTTCTTGATGTTGATGGTGTCCTTTTACAAGATATTACTCCATTATTTGAGCAAGATGTTGATTTCAAAGTTCAGCAAGATGCATTGCATTGGGTGGAGAGCCAAGAGTTTTTGAGAGAAAAATATCAATTGACATCTGATGTATATGGATCAAATTCAAGCATCATGTTTATCAGGAAATGTGAAAGAGTTGAAAAGCTCTTTTCTGATGCATTGACTGCAATGGCTGATCCAGTCAAAGACATGGACAAAAGCTGGTTCAATATGCAGCCAGATGAATTATATCTTGGAATATCACTGGCAAAAAATGATTTCTTTGATGTTTATTTTAATCCGATTTATCCGGTATATTTCAGAAGGAGAATTGATTATAAAAGACCGGACACTTTGCAAAGTGTAAGAGAAAAACATTTTGTTGTTGGTGTTTATGGAAACAAGAAATACAATCATGCATTTTCATACCAATTGTACAATCAGGAAAATGAAAAGAATTGGAGAAAATTCATTGGAATCTCTGCAAGACAGAAAGTTGACAAACTAATGAGGACAAAAAGATGAAAATTGATTTGAACAAAGGCATCAAGTCATCCAGAAAAAAAGGATGTGGATGTGGTAAAAAGAAGTAAAAGATGATTTTGTTGGATGAAAATGCAATTGAGCAATTGCTCAACAGCACAATCATTCCATTCACAGAAGCTCTGCACAGAGACAAAGAATGGCATGATGAGAGATATGAGCATTCTGTTGAGTTATATGAAAGAGTGAAAGTTCACTCTCAGCTTGATTGCTTTCCTGATAGATTGATCAGTGAGTCAGCTCCAAATGAAACTCAAGAGGAGTTTGATTATAAAAAAGCTACTTTTCAGCCAATTACAAGACCAATCTGGAAAAAAGCAACAACTCAGGTCAATAGAATTTTCAATCCACAAAACTTTTCAATTAAAGGATGGGGCAATGATTCTGGAATTTATGCTGATGCATCTGCTGAGGTATATTTCACCAAACAATATCCATATTTTGAGTCTATTCTCAACTATTTTGAGAGCATTGTAAAGCCAGCAAAAGATGAAGATGCCAATGCTGTGATTGCTCTTGATTTTGTTGATTTGGACATTCCAGATACTGAATTGCTTGAGCCAATATTTGTATTGTATCATTCACCAAAAGTGGTTGATATCAATAATCATTTTGCATTATTGCTGAGTGATGAAAAATCAGAAGTTAAATTTGGAAATAAGACAGAGCAAACTGGTCTTGTTTTCTATTTGTATGATGAGCAAAATATCTGGAAGGTAAAACAAAGAGGAAAGAAACTTGATTTTGAGTTTGAAGCAGATTTGTATTTTGAGCATAATCTTGGAGAATTACCAGTCAAACAGCTTGGTGGAGAGCCAAAGACAATGGACAAAACAGTTTGGTTTGAATCACTTTTCATGGATGCAATTCCCAATCTCAATGATGCATTGATTGATGCAACAAATTTGAGAGTGAATAAAGTATCAAATCTATTCATGGAAAGAATTGAATGGGTTGATGAATGTGATTTTGATGGCTGTGTTGATGGATATGTTGTTGCTGATGATGGAGAGTCAAGAGCTTGTCCATCATGTCATGGAAATGGCAAGCGGAGCATGATGTCTCCACTTGGAGTGACACAAATTCAAGTGCCAAATAGAATGAATGATTCAGAGCCATTGCCATTTGATCCAGTGACATATGTGAAAAAAGATGCAACAATGATTGATGCTTTGAGAAAAGAAATCAATTATAACATTGAAAATGCATTTGCTTTCATGGGTGTTGAAATCTCTTTAGACAAGAAATCCGGCAAAGAAACAGCAACTCACAAATTGATTGATAGAGAAGAATTATTTGCATTCATCTCAAAATATTCAAATCAGATGTTTGGATTGCTGAAATGGGCAATCAACATTCTTGGATCTGTCAGATATGCTGAATTTGAATCACCACAAATCAAACAGCCAGTATCATTTGCATTAAGAAATGAGCAAGACCTCAGCACAGAGTTGAGAGATTCTGATGAATTACCTGATGCTGTTCGTGGAGAATTGACAAAAGAGCTGATGAATGTAAGATTTGCCAACAATGACAAATTACAAGCAACAGTTGATTTGAAACAGAAAATTGATAATTATTATTTGCAAAAGCCAATTGATGTTTTGGCAATCATGTCAACTGGTCTTTTGCCAAAATGGAAAGCCACATTGCATTGGAGTTTTGACACATACATTGCACAGCTTGATGATTCATTCTGGGATTTGACATTTGAACAGCAAAAGACAATGCTTGAAACAATGGCTCAAGCTGACACTAATTCTCAGCTAATGACAGCATCCAAAATACTTGGTGAAAATCAAAATCAAAATTCTGGAGATGATATCCCAGAAAATATTGACATTGAATCAGAAGCAAAAGCAAGATTGAAAGGTTCTGTTGGTGGTGTTCAAGGTGTTTTGCAGATCCAGCAATCTGTTTCTCAAAGTATTACTCAATATGCTGCTGGTCTTGCATTATTAATGGAGATTTATGGGTTTGATGATGCAACTGCAAGAGCTATTTTGGGCAATCCAAAGAAAGTGAACAGTGCCATCACTAATTGAAATAACAGCTGAAAAATCAGCAAATCTTGATAAGATTCCAGCAGAGCTATTTGGGAAAATAGAGCAAGCACAAAGAGAAGCATTCAAGCAAATCACAAGACTGATGAATCAGCTAGAGCTTGATGCCAGTGGGAAAATATTGCTGTCAACAAAGAATCTTGCATTGATTGAGCAGATTGGTGGCACAGCCAATGATGTGCTCTTTGGTGGTACATATGTTGATGCAGTCAGAGACTTTTCAAACAGTCTTGTGAATCAATCAACTCTTGCTGCTGAATACATGACAACTGCATTTGGATCATTCACAGACAAGCAAATATTTGAGCAAGTGCTGAGGCAATCACAGCTTGATGTCTTGGCTTTATTAGATGAGCAAGCTGTGAATCAAGCATTGATTGAGCCATTGAAATCAGCACTCAGAGACTCTGTGACTGGTCAAGCAAAGCTCACTGATGTGATTGCTCAAGTACAGCAAATTGTGGTGGGAAATGAAGCCACTGAGAGCAATCTGTTGGGCAACAGAAAGACATTGGTGAAAGATGCATTTTCAGCATCAGACCGGAGATATCAGCAAACTATTGAATCAGAATATTCATTTGACTTTTACCGGTACAGTGGATCTTTGGTGACAGATTCAAGATGTTTTTGTGAAAAAAGAACTGGCAAATATTTCCACAGATTAGAGATTGAAAGTTGGGGCAACAAGCAGAATCTTGGAGAGTGCAAATCAGGAAATGGCTGGCAAGGAATGAAAAAAGGCACTAATTCAGCCAACATTTTCACTTATGTTGGAGGCTATAATTGTGATCATATTCTTGCAGCTGTTCCAATTGAAAATGTTCCAAAATCAGCAATAACCAGAGCCAAAGGTCTTGGCTATATGCCAGAATAGTTTTGATTTTATATATATTTGCTATGTAAAACAAAACATTAATGAGCAAGATTTGCTTTTCTTATCTTTTTGGGAATAAAGACAAATGGATTGAGCCAAATATCAACAAGATCAATACTGATTGGCATTATGTTTTATTCACAGACCAGCCAATCAAATCTGACTTGTATCATGTTGTGAAATATCCAATTGATGAAACATCATCAAGGATTCATTCAAGAAAAATCAAAACATTTGGTGCAGACAATTTCTTTCAAGCAAATTTGACTCAAGTCTTTCACCATGATGCAAATATCATTGTGAATTGTGATCTTGATGAATTACCGGAATTCATGGTGATGAAACATCCATTTCATTGGTGTGCATTCAAAGAAATTGAGCTGTGCAAGAAATTGAAAAAAGACACTGTTGAAAATCTCAACAAAGCAAAAGCCAAGTTGCTTGATTATGAATGGAGAGAAAATGCTGGTCTTTTCGCAAATGGTTTGATGATGAGACCAAATACATTTGAAGTTAATTCTCTTTCACATGATTGGTGGAATCATGTGAAAAATTTCAGTGTCAGAGATCAGATATTTTTGCCATATCTATTGAATAAACATAATTTGAAACCAGCAGTCATTGAATGGGAGAGTCTGATTGGCTCAAAGTTTTTGATGCATAATCACTTGACAAAATGAAAAGATGGCAAATTATCAACCATTATTTGAAAACTAGGTTTTCACATAAAACAGCAAAATATCTTGAAATAGGTATTCATCAAGGGGAAAACTGGTTGAAAATCAATGCTCAAGAAATGACTGGAGTTGATCCAAAGCCAATATTCAAATCATCCAATATTCTTGAGATGACTAGTGATGATTTCTTTGCTCAAAATAAAGATACTTTTGATTTGATTTTCATTGATGGTTTACATCATCAAGATCAAGTTGCAAGAGATTTTTGGAATTCATTTCAATACTTGAATCCTGATGGCATCATCATCTTGCATGATTGCGCTCCAAATGTGTATTTTGAAACTATTGTTCCAAGACCAAAGCCACATGGCAGATGGAATGGTGATGGATATAAAGCATGGATCAATATTAGATGGTCATTACCAAATAGCACTTTCACAATAATGACAGATGAAGGTCTTGGAATATATGACTCAAGAGAAAGAGTCAAAGAAAACACAAGAATGGTGAAAAGTGATGTCATTGATGTGACTTGGGATGGTTATAAAAACAACAGATCTAAATGGCTGAATGAAATTTCTCTTGATGCATTCAAAGCACTGACATGACAAAAGATGAAGTGATTGTGTATTGTAGAGCCAACAGCATGAGAAGATGCTCTGTGCTTGGTTGGGCGCAAATTAATTGTCCTTTGGCTTATGATGAATGGAGATTGAAAGCTCCAAAAATTCAAGGTTTGCAATATTGGATGGCTCATATTTCACTCAACACAGAATTTCACTCAACAAATCCTGATGAATGGAAAAGAATTTTTGCAATCAGAGAAAATGACTTGAAAAATGGCTATTAATTTCATAATTCCATTTACTCCGGATAAACAGCTGGCTGCACATTACAATGAGCAAGCAAACAGATTTGATGATGATGATTGGATCTGTTTTGTTGATGCTGATGCAATGTTTCTTGATCCATATTTTGGTCAACATCTGGAGAAAATTGTTGAAAATCATGGTGATGAATTTCTTGCTTTCACTTGCATGACCAACAGAGTTGGCAATCTCAAGCAATGCCATCAAAGAAAGATGTCAAGCAATTTTGATTTGATGCATCATTTGAAAATTGCTGAGGCTAGAAAGAAAGAATATTTTGGCACTGTGCTGGATTTCAGACCATCACCACCAATGTCCGGAGTGATGATTTTGTCAAAGGTTTCAACCATTAAAAAAATTCCTTTTCGTGGTGCTGGGATGCTTGGAGTTGACAACAATTTTCATCAAGACATCTCTGAGAAAGGGAAATTTGGGTTGATTCTTGGTGTTTATTTATTTCACAAATACAGAGCTGGAAATATTAACAATAAAACACATCTGAAATGACATACAAAGAAATTCAAGGTTGGTTTAATTATGAATTTTTGTTCACTGATATGGTCAATAGATTCAATCATTGCAAATTCATTGAAATTGGATGTTGGAAAGGGAAATCAACAGCTTTCCTTGCATCACAAATCAAACAGTATAAAAAGGACATTAAAGTGATTGCTGTTGATACATGGCAAGGTTCACCAACAGAACAGCAGCACAAAGATTTGATTAATCAAATTGATCAGGAGTTGTTTCAGATATTTCAAGACAATATTGAAAAGATGAAATTGATTGATATTGTTCATCCAATGATTGGTGATTCAAGCAGTATTTTGAGCAATATGAAAGAGAAAGTGCCATTTATTTTCATTGATGGTGATCATACTTATGAAGGAGTCAAGAAAGATATTCTTTCTGCATTGCCATTAATTGAAAATGATGGAGTGCTTGCTGGACATGATTATGGGAATGCTGAGGGAGTTACTCAAGCAGTGAATGAATTGCTTGGCAAAGACAAAATACAAATCAAAAAAAATACTTGGATATATGACACAGTTAACATTTCATGATATAACAAAAAAACTCCAAGACCATGAGCCATTCCAATTTGCAAGAGTTGGAGATGGAGAGATGCTCTGCATGGATGGAGTAAAAGGAAAAAACACAGATGGACACAAATATTTTTCAGATCTTGGAAAAGCATTGAGAGCAGTATATTCTGAAAAGAAAGAATACTTTGTTGGATTGCAGCCAGTCAAGCATGGATTGCATTCAAATACTGACAAATATCCGCAAGATTGGACAAATGCTGATGTGCTGCATGATGCATCAATAAAGGGATGGATGCCGGCACTTTTCAAAGTATTGCAAAACAGAAATGTGATTGTTGTTGGAAATTCAAGATTGCAGAAATTGCCATTCATTAATGCTCTGATTGAGATACCAAAAACAAATGCATGGACAAAGAGAAATGAAGTCTGGTCATCAATAAAAGACTTGATTGAGAATCACCATGATAAAAGATTGGTGATTTTGTTTTGTGCTGGCATGATGTCCGGAGTGATGATTGATGAAATTGCAAAGAATGTTGGTGATAAGGTGACAGCCATTGATTGCGGAAGTGTTTTTGATCCATATTTGAACTATTCATCAAGAAAGTATCATCAACAAATTATTGATAGAGAATCAAAGTTGAAAATTGTGTGATGGACAAAATCATTGTATCACTTGCAACGCATCCAGCAAGAGCTGATTTCTTGCCAAAGACAATTGAATCAATCAAAAAGTCTGTTGTGCCAGTGGAAATCAATATTTGGTTCAATGATGCATCTGCTGTGCAATATTTTGATGATGTCACTTCTTGGCAACAAACAGTTGACAATGGAGCAAGATCAAAACTCCTCAGGCAACATTTTGAAAAACAACCACATTATATGTTCACTTGTGATGATGATTTGATTTATCATCCACATTATTTTGAAACATTAGTTCAAAAGCTGAAATCAAAGAAAAACAAATGTGTTGCTGGTGTCCATGGTTCATATTATCTCAGGCATCCGGTACAAGATTATTTCTGGAGTCAAAAAGTAGTTCATTTTCAAGCTGAAATCAAAAATGATCAATTTGTGACAATGCTTGGAACTGGAACAATGGCATATCATTCAACATTGTTTGATGATGTTGATCTGTTTAAATATGTTGGAGATGATTTCAAAAATATGGTTGATGTGAAAATTGCTGAATTATGCATCAACAGAAAAATTCCAAGACTTTGCATTCAAAGACCAGCACATTTTGTCAAGGAGCAAGCTGATTCTCAGCATTCATCAATTTGGCATAAAGTATCTAAATCAGCAGAGAAACAAACAGCAATTCTGAATGCTATTGACAAGCGGAAATTCTTGTTCAGACCTAAAATATAAATATTTGCTAAATTTGAAACATTATGGAAATACGGATTGAAAAAAATGACAACAAAGTTTTTGTCAGAGTAGTGAAAGGAGCAAAAGTGGTGAATGACATAGCTCTTTCAGCAGCTAAAAGATTGATTCACAAAGGTTGGGAAATCGAATCACCATTATTTGATAAATTTGGGAGACCATTGGATGAATATCCAGAACCAACAGAGCAATTGTCTGCAACAACTGATGATGCTCCGGAAATGGAATATCAGCCAAGTGAATTGACTTTGATGAATCAGCAAGCAAATGAGCTGGAGCTTGATGATGCTCCGGAAGTATTCACAACAGATGCTGGAATCAGTAATGATGAAATTACAGAATTAAAAGCAAAAGCTGGCAGAGCAAGATCAGCAAAATCAGTGGAGCTTTTGATTGATGAATATGGTGGCATTGATGCTGATCTTGATGCATACTTTCAAGAAAGAATTGAAAAACTCAATAAATAAAACAAAACAATGGCTGAATTAAGCGAAATTTTGAAAGACCTTGATGCTGAGAAAGCTGAGGCAATTCAACAAGCAATCTCTGAAAATTATGTTGGGAGAAATGTTGCACATGAGGACAAGCAGATTGTTGGAAAAATAGTTGGAAAGACTCTTGGTTCTTTTGAAACCAAGTTGAAAAGGTCTTTAAAAGGGATTGATGAGAATTTGATCAAACCAGCTGAGGTTGATGAGCTTGGATTTGAGAAAGCATTTGACACAGCTTTTGAAAGATTACAGCACAGCTTTTCAGATTTAAAACAGAAAGCATCAGCATCAGGTGGCTCTGATAAAGAGATCAAAGCACAGCTTGATGAGATTTCAAGCAAGTACACAAAAGCAGTGAGTGATTTGAATGCAATCAGCAGCCAAAAATCAAACATTGAGAAAGAGAATGAATCAATCAGAAATGAATTCTCAAGCTACAAAACAAACTTGGCATTGAATCAAAAGAAAAATGAAGCATTGAAAACTGTTGAATTCACTGATTCATTGCAAGGAAAAGCCAGAGAGCTTGCCATCAAAGGATTTTTAGATGATGTTCACAGTAAGTACAAAATTGAGCTTGATTCTGATGAGCAAACTGGAATGAGAATCACTGATTCAACTGGTCAAAGAGTTTCAAAAGACAATAAGTTTTTGACACTTGGAGAGATTTATCTTGATGAAGCAAAAAGCTCCGGATTGTTGAAAGTAAGTGGTGGCAATGTTAACAGCAAAAAAACCATTATATTTGGAAACAGAAAACCAGAATTAAATTCTGATACCAACGAACAAGGTCTCAAAATCAAATCTAGGTAGATACATTCAGCAAGTGAGTTGATTACTCATTAACAAATCAAAGTGCTGGCAAGCAAAAAATGCTCAAAACATTTTTTAACCTTAAAAAAACTTTGAAATGAGTTATACTATTAATTCTCTTGTAGAATGCGAAAATGTGCAAGCTGCACTTGATGAATCTTTCTTTGGTGCTGCATCAAGGATGTTCAATCAATCAAATCCTTTTCTTGATTATGTTGTAAGTGATGAAAATTCCAGAGTTGGAATTCAAGAGCCACTTGTTGCCAGAGGTAAATTGAAAGGTGTGACTGTGAAATATTTCAACAGATACCTTGAGAGTGACAATGATTTTGTTGGAAGCAACACAAATGATTGTACTGGTGGTGGAGAGCTGACTGAAAACTTTTACACTTATGACTTAAGTGAAAATGATGGCGATTCATTAAAAAAATCAATTCCAATCACAGATTTGGTGACTGGCTGTCAAGATGATGCAACATATGTTGGTCAGCAAATTCAGATGATGATCAATGCTCTTGAGAGAAAAATCAACACAGACATCATCACTGAAGCTGCAACTCTTGTTGGAAATTTCAGGAGCACTGGTACAAGCACAGCCATCTCTGTTGATGCAAAGAACACAGATGGAGCATGGGTGACAAACTTGATTGAAGATGTTGAGTTTGAATTTACTGACATGGAGTATATGGATAAAATTGTTGGAATTGGTGGTTCAAAACTTTGGAATCAATACTGGAGCGCAATTGGAGCTGGATGCTGTATTGACAAAAAAGGTATTGATCAAGGATTGCTTGCTGCTGGTTCTAGAATAATGCCAATTTATGACAGAAAAATTGATGGTATTCTTGGTGCTGAGAAATTCTTTGCATTTGCTCCAGCTGCTGTGCAGTTGTTGAAATACAACAGATATGGACACAACTCTCCGGCAAGACAGATTCAACAAGCTGACACTGTGATGGGAACAGTTACATCACCTTATTCTGGCTTAACCTTTGATTACAGAGCCAAATTGGAATGTGAGACTTGGAATTTCTTTGTTGGTTTGACTTACAAATTGGTTGCTGCGCCAGATGATTTGTTTGATTCAAATGATGACATGAGTGGAGTCAATCTATTCAATCAGTTCACTGCTGTTGACAATTCATAATCCCTACAAATAGCAAGTTTTGTTTTACACAATGGAGAAAGTCAATCTGGCTTTCTCCATTAACAAAAATCAATTATGAGCATCATTTCTTGTCTTGACAATTTAGTTGATATTGTTGGAAACTGTGGATCAACGAGGACATCCGGAGTGATGTATCTTGATGATATTGGTCTTTCACTGCAAGATGTAACTGATGGGAATGATATTGCTGAAAATGGTGCTGCATTAGTTAACAACAAGATTTCATTTGCTCAACAGATCATCAAAAATCATGTGCAAACACATTTCAATGGTCAATTGACCAGACAAACTGTGCTTTCAAATGGTGTTGTTGGTTATTATCAAGAGAATAGAGTTGAAGAAAGTCATACTGCTGAAAACTATGGTGGTATATTTCTTGAAATCAATAAATATCCATCACTGGAAGTTTATATTTCATCAGTGAATCTCTTGACTGTGGATGCAGAGACTTTTGATCTGAAAATTTTTGATGTAATGACTGGAGCAGAATTATTCTCTCAATCAGTCACCACAAATGCCGGCACAATAACAGAAGTTGTCATTGACCAGAATTTTAAAACAAACGGTCAAAGGACACAGCTCTTTGTTGCATATCCTCAGCAGAATGTGACAAATCTCCGGAGTTTCATCAGTCAGAAAGGTTGTGGCACTTGTTTATTTGGTGTCAATTATGATGGCTATATGTACAGACATGGAGCAACAATTGGTGTCAATGACAGACTCACAAAAGGCAATCTTAGCTTGACCGGAGCAACTCAAGGGATGTCAATCAATTATTCATTGAATTGCAGTTTGGACAACTTTGTTTGTTCAATCAGAGAAAGATTGCAATATGCTCTTTTGTATCTTGTTGGATCAAAACTGATGGAAGAAATTCTTTTCAGTAAGAATCAAAATTCAACAACAATCATTTTTCGCGGTGATGCAAGAGAATTGATGGCAAAATATGAAGCAGAATACAACATGACCATGTTTGGTGCTTTCAATGATGATGGAAAGAAAATAAAGAGGGGATTGCTTGATCAGATTGCATTGCCAAATGACATCTGTTTCAAGTGCAAAAAGACTGTGAAAAGAAAAGTGATAATTCCATAAGATGCCAAAATACAAATCTCTCAAAGACTATCAAAAAGCATTGGATTCCAGAGCAAAAGAGATTCTTGGTCTGGAAAGGGAGATTTCATTCAAAGCACTTGAAGATGTCCATCAAACAAAAGGAGATCGAATTTTCATCAGAGGATTGACTGCAAAAGGGAGAGCAATTGGTCAATATTCAACAAAGCCAATCAGAATCAGCCAAAAGAATTCACCAAAATCTCTTGGTGGCAAAACAAAATATTTTGCTGGTGGGTATAAAGATTTCAAGCAATTTATTGGTCGTGGATCAAGAGTTAATTTGAGAGTTTTCAGAAATCTTGAAAGAGATTTCAGAACCAGTTTGACATGGAGATCTGGTGAATGGACAGAAGGAGTTAAAAGAAATGAAAATCTTGTCAAGATTGACTCAATATTGAAAAAATATGGAGATGTGGTTTTTGAATTTTCAAAAAGTGAAAGAAAAAACTATCTGAATAATATTGACAAAATCATCACCAACAAAATGAAAGGAAAATGATCAATCAAGTGGTGGCATATATCAACAGCAAACTCACAGATATCAATGAAAATTTTGGTTTATGTGAAAAGGTTGAAAATGATGATGGTATTGGACACATCAAACAGCTTGGCGAAAATGGCAGAGTGATAGATTTTGCAAAATCATCAAGTCTTTCATATATTTTGCCAGTTGGAGCTTTATCTGCTGAGGAGCTTGATTCTGATGTTGGTGGTGTTTACCTTCAAAGAATTACATATCCGGTACATTTAGTGGTTTTCAAAGAAAGATGTGACTTGCCAGAATTAGATGTGATTTATCAATTAAGTCAGCAAGTTGTGACCAATAATGATACGGAGCTTGTGTCAACATCAGGAGCATTGCAAGGTGCAAAAATTAGAATGACAGAAGCTCAACACAATAAAAAAGAGATTTTTGACAGAGATTTCTCTGATAATGATTTCAGATTGAAACTTGGTCAGATTTTGGTGAGCTTAGGTTTGGAGATTGAGCTTGATTTAGATTTAGAATGTGACAATATTTCAAAATGTTAAAAATTAAAATTATATAAAAATGGCAAGTTTAACTCAATATTTAGAGGATCAAGTTTTAAATTGGATCAAAGGAACAACATTTGCTGCTGCACCGGTAACAGTATATGTTGATTTACTTGATGGGGGTGGAAGTTCAATTCTTTCAACAATTGCAGGGTCTGCAAATAGGCAAGCAATTACTTTTGGTGCAATCAGCACAGATGGAACTGGGAGAATCATGGCAAATAGTGCTGATATTACTTTCACAGCAAGTGCTGTTGGATCTGCAACAGCAGTGTCAGCGAGTGTTTATGATGCTCAAACATCTGGGAATGAATTGGCACGAGAAACATTAACATCAAGCAAATCAATTTCTGCTGCCGATGAAGTGAAGTTTTCAACTGGTAATCTGACTTTTAAAATGGACTAAGTGATGAAATGTTGCAAAGGCAAATTCAACAGATTTAAGTTTGGCAATATTGATATTGGCTTTGGCAATATAAGAAAAGCAAACGATACTGGGAAAGGGCTTAGAGTTAGGTTCATAGGTAATGGGATTATAACTTCTGCTTTAGATGGCATATTAAGAGAATTAAGTGCCGATTTTGTTAGTAATGGAACTATAACTTCTGCTTTAGAAACTATTAAATTATTAGATGTAGATTTTAGCGGTTATGGGGTAATATCAGCGGAGCTTGACGATTTAGATCCTGATTACCAAGCAGTTCTAAACTATGCAACAGCACAAGGATATACACTTCCAAGTGAATCGCAAATTTTATTACAAAACCAATTAGTTTTAGATTTAAAAGGAGACTCAATATGGAGCTTGTTAGATGTTTTTTATGTGTATGCAACAAATGGAGATAGCGATTTTGCAAAAATTAATTGGAAAAATCCAAATGCCAATTTTGCGAGTGAAGTTAATAGTCCAACATTTACAATTGACAAAGGCTTTAACGGAAATGGCTCTACAAGTTACTTAGATACTAATTTCAGCCCATCAACACACGGTAGCAACTTCACTCAAAATGATGCTTCTTGGTTTGCATGGGCTGAAGGAGCTAATAGCTCAGGTCAATTTTGGGTAGGTCAAGCAGATGGCAGAAATGGTGTGAGATTAGCAACATCAGATGCTCAGAGAATAAACTCAGCTAGTAATGCTAGTAGTAGTGTTGGCGTTAGTTCAACATTAAGCAAAAGCCATGTTTTATTTTCTAGGAGTGATAGTTCTAATTTTGAAATAGATATTACAGATACAGTAACAGAGGTTAATACTAATTATGCAAGAACAGCAACAAGCACAACGTTAACAACTGGCAATTTTTTAGTGGGTTCATGGTTTGGGGCTTATGCTAACGCTCAATGTAGTTTTTTTGGAACGGGTTCAAATTTAAGCAGCAAAAGGGCTTCTCTAGTTAGTAATTTAAAGACTTATTTTGACGCATTATGATGGTATTAAGAGCAACAAAAGAGCAAGCGAAAGCTATTGAATCCCAAACAAAAGCTCCGCATTTAATAAAATTTATTTTAGATAATAATAACAATCTAATAGTAGGTAAAGAGATACTTTCAGACCTTAAATTTAAAAACATAAAAGAGTTAAAAAACCTTGAAGAAATAGAATACATATCACAAATTAAAAGTGATTAAATGGATTTCACTAAAACAGCACAACATCTGATTGATGAGCAATATCTTAAACTTGAAAAGAAATTTCAAGCAATTCTTATTGAAGCTAGAAAAATTGCTTTCAAAGGTGGTGCTGGTGGTGGAGACAATGGAATGGCAAAGCTGAAATTTATTTCAATCTCTGCTGATTACACAATCAGAAATGAGTCTTTGATATTTGCTGATGAATCAATTACAGTGACTTTGCCATCTCCAGAAAGCAGAGTTGCTGGTGATACAACAAGACCATTCACAATCAAAAACATTGGGTCCGGAGTGATAACATTGTCTGAGTCTGTTGATGGATGCACAATGATTCAAGCTGGAGAATCTTTCACAATTGCCAGTGATGGCACAAATTATTTTGTAATATGACATTGATACGACAATGGACAGAACAACCATCTCCACAACTAACTGTTGACCAAAGAAAGAGAGTTGCTCAAATAGTAACTCTTGGTGATTATAAAGCATTGCATGATTATGGATCATTGTATTTTGATGAAATTGCAGCTGGTGGAGCATCTGCATCAACATATGATGTTGCAAATGGTGGTTATACAATGGCAGTGGCTGGAGCTGGTGAATATGTCATCAGACAAACAAAACAATGGCACAGATATATTTCTGGAAATACACAGATTGCTGAAATAACATTTGACAACATGGCAAATGTTTCCGGAGTAAGTAAAAGAGTTGGATATTTCAATGGAGAAACAGTTGCTCCATATGATACATATGATGGATTTTACCTTGAAGCTGATGGTACGACTCACAACTTTTGCATTGCCAAAGGTGGTACAATAACCAAATTTGCACAAGCTGATTGGAATCAAGATACTTTTGATGGAAATGGGAAGTCTGGAATCACTATTGATTTCACCAAATTTCAAGTCATGGTGCTTGATTTTCTTTATTTGGGTGGAGCTGGAGTCAGATATGGTTTTGTGTTGAATGGTGTTGTTCAGTGGGCGCATATATATATTCATGCAAATACAGAAAATGGAGTTTTTGTTGAGTCTCCTCAGCAGCCAGTAAGATATGAAATCAGATCAACTGGTGGCACATCAGATTTGATTGCAATATGCTCAAGAATTGGTTCAGAAGGAGAGGCATCGGGAAGATTTGGAGTGACTCATGCCATTGATATGGAAGATAATGTGGCAACATTGAGTGCAACAGCAACAAAATATGCCATGATAGGAGTTAGATTGAAAGCTGGGAGACAAAATATGGCTATTGAGCCATTGAGTTTGGATTCTGTTGGAACAGATAACAACAAATATTATTATTGGCAATTGCAAATCAATCCAACATTGTCCGGAGCATGGGGTGTTGATTGGGCTGACCATGATGCAGACTCAAACATTCAGCAAGCATTTGGTCTTGGCACAACAAGACCAACAATCACAGCAGATGGTGAAATCATTGCATCAGGAAAGGGTGTTTCAAGAGCTGATCTAGTAAAAGTTTTGAAATCGGCATTGAAAATTGGATCAACAATTGATGGTACAAGAGATGAATTGATTCTTTGTGTTGGGTTGGTTAATAGTGCTGCAAGTTTAGACATCAGCATGAATTTGGACATTCAAGATTTTCATTGATATGGATTGGGAGCAAGTAAAACAATTTGAATTTGCCATTCATGGTGGCATTGGTGGATTGATCAGAGTCATGCTCGGTCAAGAGAAATCTTTGAAAAGAGCATTGGTGACAACATTGTCCGGAGCTTGCTGCGCCCAATACTTAACTCCATTATTGGAAAATAAAATTGATTTTGCTCTTGGAACAGAATCATCAGGCTATGGATTGAGCTTTGTGATTGGATATTTGGCTTTGATTCTGCTATCTAGACTCAGCCATTATGTTGAAAAATCATCTTTTGGGGCATTAATGAAGCAAAAAAAATGATTGGAATTTTTACCTTATTCACTCATTTTATCAATGGAATATTGATTGTGTACTTGATGACAATTGATATCGGTGCTTTTCATCAAAAATCATTGGCTGTGCTTGGTAGATTGGCAATCATTAGCTGGTGGTGCTTTGATCTAGAGCATCTTGCTCATAATCATGAGCCAGACATTAAGAGATTGCTTTCTCAGCTCTGTGTAATGACAGCTCTTGTGGTGATTTCACTTGCATTGCAGCCAATTAAAAAACTTATAAAATGAAAAACTTTCCATTAATTATAATTGGAATTACTGCTGGAGTCATCATCTCAGCATTCATTGTTGGACAATATAAAGAGGCTTTGATTGCAAGCAGTGTCTTTATTCTTTGGCTATTTTATTTTGTGTTTCTAAAAAGAAAATCTTGATTTCTGTTGACATTACCATTGACTTGGCTTTCCTGATGCTTTATTGGATGGGCAAAGCTGGTCAAGATGCAAGTCTTTCTAATGGTTGGGGTTTCAATCCATCCGGAAAATATAAAAATCCAAAAGAGCTTGCATCAGGAATCAAGTCTGATCTGTATAGAATTTATCATTCTGTTTTTGGTCTGAAATACAAAGAAAAGTTTCTTTTTTCAGCAACTCTTTTCGTTTGGATTTCTGATATGTGGCATTTACTCGGCACATTAAGACATTTCTCTTTGATAGCCATTGCCAGCCATCATGTTGAATTGGTCGATTCAATTCCATTAAACTTTGTTTTATTGTATTCATCCGGTCTTGTTGTTTTCAATGTTTTTTTCAGATTGCTGAGGTTCTTTGGCTAATACATATATTTTTTTGCATAACATTGAACATATTTGTTCAGTTTATATATATTATCCATATATTTGATTCATCAAAGAATTAGTAAAACAATATGAGCAACATCATCACAATGACTTTGATTGGAATAATATTGTTGCAAGGAGTTAATGGAGTTAATGACAGATCGCTGATTCCTGACATTGAAATCACTGATTCAGTAACTATTTATCAAAGACCAATTTTCACAAAATTCAAATCAGAATAATGGTAAAAACAAAAAACACAAAAGCCAATCAAGAATGGCTGAAAAGAGCAAAACAACCATTCACCATTGATGGTGAATATCTCATTCTTGATGAGCCAGAATATTTGCTAAGAATGCAAATTATTGGAATTGCCAAAGCTCAATGGCTGGATATTCATCAAGGTACAAAGCAAAAAGTGCATGAATACTATGATTTTCTTAAGCCACATTTTGCTGGTAAAATTCTCAACTATCAATTTGTAAAACTATGAATTACACTGAAATAATTGACAGACTTGCTGTTGCTAGAAATAAACAGCAAAGAACATTGCAAGAAATCGCTGATGAATTGTCAATCAATAAAACAACTCTTTTTTATTGGGAGAGCCACAAATCAAAGCCAAGATTTGATCAGTTTCTCAATTGGGTGGAAGCTCTAAGATTAGACATCAAACAAGTGATTCATGGGAAATAAAATTGCTACACAAGACCGGAAATGGTCAAGAGATGAAGTGATTGAATTACTCAAAGCACAAAAGCTTAGATGCTACATCAGCAGTGGCGCAAATCAAAAAGTATTATTAACTGAATTAATAGAATTGAAATGAAAAACTTAATCAAAGCAGTGAATGCTGTTATGAAAGAATGTCCAACAATTGAGAAAAACTCTCAAGTTGGAAAAGGATCTTTTGGATATAAAGGAGTGAAAGATTCTGAGTTGAAACTGATGCTGAATAGAGCAATGAGAGCAAATGGTCTGGCAATATTTCCTCAGCAAATTGATGAGTCAACTGAGATTCACAGATGGAAAGCTGATGGCAAAGAGAAAATGCAAGTATTTACAAAAGTGAATTCAAAGTTTTTGCTGATTCACGAATCCGGAGAGCAAATTGAGATCAATGGAGTTGGGCATTCTGTTGATTCTCAAGACAAAGGTGCTGGCAAAGCAACAACATATGCATTAAAATATGCATTGCTCTATACTTTTATGATTGCAACTGGAGAGATTGATGATGCTGATGATTACCACAATGATGATATTGATGAGCCAGATGCTGAGGATGAGAAAGAGCTGGTTGATGTTGGCACTCAGAAATTTGATTCTGCTGTCATCAAAATAATGTCTGATGAGCTGACTGTTGCGAAAATCAAAACGAAATTCAGACTCACTCCGGAAGCTGAAAAGAAATTAAAAGCAATTGAAAATGCTGATTAAACAAGAAACCTTATGGTCATTAATTGCTGCAACTGGTCAGCATATTGAAGAAAGCATCAAAGATGATCTGATTCTTGCAGCATATCAGAAAGAATCAAAGAAACAAAATATTGATGTTGAGCCAGTTGGAAATTTGGTTGATGTTGAAATTATGACAAGTTTTTTTAATATTCCATTTCAAATTCACATTGATTCAATTCAAAAGCATTATATTCATATGTCTGCAACAAAACAGTGGATCTGCATCAATTATCCATCTGCTATTTTAAGATCTGGAAAAAAAAACATCACCATTCCAGAGCCAATGCAATCAATTCTCTCAATCAAGGACAAAGAATTCATTTGGTCTGAGTGGGAGAGACTTTTTCCAAACAAATTCAAATCAAAAGCATGAGTATTGAACCAAAAAACAGAAAACTGTCAGAAATCATCACTGAATGGTCAGAGATGACAATCACAGACAAGTCATTGCCAAAAGTCATTTCAATCAGAAAAGAGCTGGCTGTCAAATATTTCCAAGTGGCTCACGATGCTGCAAAAGATGCAATGAATCATTTTGCATCAGATGATGATGGAGAGCTTGCCGGAATATACAATGGCAAACTCAGAATACTTGAAGGAGTTGCTCAAGTGCTGGCATCAATGCAACAATCAATCATATTTCTCCAACAAAGACAAGAGTCATGAAAGTTTTAATTTTTATTGCTCTGATATCAGCTGAGGCTCTTTTTGTTTCTTGGCTGTTTGATGTAATACAAAACAAGTTTTTTCAAAAATTCAATAAAAATCAAGAAGATGAACAAAGTCATTTTAATGGGTAGAGTAGGACAAGACCCAGAATCAATCACCACAAAAGCTGGAACAACAATCACCAAGTTTTCACTTGCTACAAGAAGGAATGCTGATGATACTGATTGGCACAAAGTATCTGTATTTGGCAAAGCTGCTGAAATTGTTGAGAAATACGTTTCAAAAGGTGATCAGATACTTGTTGAAGGTTCTGTTCAGTACGGATCATATGAGAACAGTGATGGTGAAACTAAGTACACAACAGACATCATTTCATTCAATATTGATCTGATTGGCTCTGGCTCTGGAGAAAGCAAGTCAGCTCCAGAAAAGCCAAAAAAGAAAGAGCTGAAAAAAAAGAAAGCCAAAAAAGATGATGATTTTGATTTGTAGGCATGACCATTTCAAATCAAATCACAACAGCAATTGCCAATCAAGGGAGAAAAATCTCTTGGTTGGCAAAAGAGCTGGCAATCTCAAGAACTACATTATACAGCAGAATAGAACATGACAATTGGTCTGAGCTGGAGATTTCAAAACTTAAAAAATTGAATTTACTCCAATGATTAAGCTCAGAGACTATCAACAACAAGCAATTTCAAAACTCCAAGATTTTATTAGAGATGGCAACAAAAGACCAATTCTGACATTGCCAACTGGTTCTGGAAAAGGGAGAATTATTGCTGCAATTGCTGCATCATCTCTTGCCAAAAATAGAACAGTTTTAATTACTGCTCACAGAACAGAAATCTTGGAGCAATTGATCACAAATCTCAATGATTTGAATGTTGATTTCTCCAATCTGCATCTTGAAACTGTGCAAACTCTCCAGAGATCTCCACATAAGATTCCAGACCATGATTTGTGCATCATTGATGAATGTCATATTGGAAATTTTAGAACATTCATGCAGATGGATGATCCAGAGTTTGAAAAGTATTACATTGGTGTTACAGCTACTCCAATGGCTGCATCAAGAAAGAATCCACTATGGAAGCAGTTTGATGGTGTGGTGGAGATAATAAACATCAACAAGCTCATAAAAATGGGTTTTCTATCAAAGCCAATTTATAAAATTGCTGAGGTGGACACATCATCTCTTGTCACTGATTGGAAAGGAGAGTTTTCAAATGATTCTCAAAATAACCTTTTTAATCAGACAACTCTTTTGCATGATATTGATGATGCTTTCAAGATGAGAGATGGCAAAACAATTATTTTCACTTCAAATGTTGAGACAACAACAACTGTTGCAAAATTGCTGGATATTCCATTTGTTCACTCAAAAATGCCAAAGAAAGAAAGAGATGCAGCAATTGCTGATTTCAAATCACATCCATCCGGAGCAATTGTCAATTGTGGAATCCTGACAACTGGTTTTGATGATCCGCAAATCAAAACAGTAATTGTGTACAGAGCAACAACATCTTTGGCATTATGGCTACAAATGTGCGGTCGTGGATCAAGAGTGATTCCAAATCAAAAGGATACTTTCACAATCATTGATCTTGGTGGAAATGTTGAAAGATTGCAATATTGGCATCAAGAGCATGATTGGACATCAATTATGATGAATCAAGGGAGAAAGATTCAAGAAAGAGTTGCTCCAGTCAAAGAATGTCCAAAATGTAAATATTTGAATCATGCATCAGCCAGAGTTTGCCAAGCATGGAATTGTGATTATGTATTTCCTCAGCAAGAAAAACCAAAAGAATTTGCTCAGAGTTGGAAAACTGTGCAATATGGCGATCCATTGCCGGAGAATTTACGAAAAAAAGCATGGAGAGAAATGAATGTTGATGAGCTGATTGCAAGAGCAAAAATTGGCAGTAAGGAGAAAGGAAAGTCTTGGAAACTTGGCTGGATAATTAATCAGATCAAAGCAAGAGGAAAAGAGAATTGGAAACCAATGCTAATAGAATTAGCAAAGAAAAAAGGTTATAAAAGCACTTTTGTTTATTTGACTATTAGAAAATTTGAAGGTCAAACATAAAAAAATGGCTGATAAAACATCAGCCATTTTCTAGCACAAAAACTCAGTAATTCAGAATGAACTGCTAAAATAATGCTTTATTTTGGCAGTGTAAAACAAAAAATATGTTGAAGTATAAAATTAAAGACTGCGAGAGTCTTATCGGGGATGGATTCTCATTGGTAGTGGCGGACAAAAACAAAAAGCCACTTTGGTCAAATTGGCAAAATACAAGCAAAACATTCTCATCTTTTCGTAATTATTACAAAAAAGACAATGCTGAAATTACTGGAATTGTCTGTGATGGCAACATTGAATGCATTGATGTTGATCTGAAAATATTGCCGGACTCGAAAAGACCAGCAAAAATGAAAGAGCTAATCAAGTTCTTTTCTGATAATATTGATGATTTTGCTCTGAAATTCTTTGTGCAAAAAACTCCATCAAATGGATTCCATATCATTTACAAGACAGCTGTTGCTGAGGGCAATAAAAAGATTGCTTTTGTTGAAACATCAACAGACAAGTTTGAATGTTTGATTGAGACTCGTGGCACTGGTGGATATTTTGGTATTTACAAAGACCTTGAAATCATTGGCTCTGCAAGGAGAATCAAAACAATTTCTGATGATGACAGAAACATCTTGCTCCATTGCTGTGAATCACTCAATGAAAAGATTGACATTCCATCAGTGCCAAAGAGCATTGTCAAAGAGCTGAAAACAAAAGAAAACCAAATAATGTCTTGGCAAGATTATGATGCAAAGACAGATGTTTTTGATGTTGTGTCAGGTCATTTCAGAATGGCTGGCAAGACTCCAAAAGGACTCCAGATCAAAAGGATTGGCGGAAACAAAGGAACATCTCATTCTGGCTACATTTACACAGATAGAAATATCATGTATCTGTTTTCAGCAAATTCAATATTCCCAGCAGAGCAAGGTCTTTCACCATCTGCTTGCTTGGCATATAGAGATTTTAATGGTGATTTTGGCGATTGTGCAAAATGGCTGTATTCTCAAGGATTTGGTGAAAGAGTAGAAAAGAAAGAAAGCAAGAAAATAAAACTTGAGACATCTCCGGAAACTCCATCATCAGGACAATTTCCAATTCATGTGTTTCCTGATTGGCTCAAAAATTACATCATAGAAATCCATAACTGCACTGGATTTCCAATTGATTTTCTCTGTGCATCATTTATTTTCACTTTCTCTGTTGTTTGTGGCTGTACATATGGTTTGCCAAAGAGAACTGGATCACTTGAGTTTCCAATTATTTGGATGTGTTTGGTGGCAAAAGCTGGTAATTTTAAAAGCCCAGCCATGAGTGAGATGATAAAGCCGCTGAGAGTCTTAAATTCTCAAATGCATAGTGACTATAACCAAGAGCTGTTAAACTTCAAGAGAGCGCAAGAAAACGCCAAGAAAGGGCAACAAGTGACTGATGCTCCACCAAGAAAACAGATTGCTGTTGTTGATGATGTAACTTTTGAGGCTTTGATCGATATTCACCAAAACAACAGACAAGGCATGGGCTATGTGAAAGATGAGCTTGCCGGCATGATTTCACAATTCAGCAAATATTCTGGAGCTGGATCTGATGTTTCTCAATGGCTCAGTCTTTTCAATGGTGATTCAGTAACTCTTGAGAGAAAGCAAGCAAAATCAGCTTTCCTTGATCAGTCATTTGTTTCTTTGATTGGTGGAGTGCAGCCAGAAGTGATTCATACAATCATAACCTCAGCAAACAAAGGAAATGGCTTTGTTGATAGAATGTTATTTGTCAGCAATTCAGATCCAGTGCCTCCATTAACCAAAAAGAAAGTCTTGCCACATCATAAAAATGAATACATCAAAAAGATGTCAGCAGCATATGCTCAGACAAGAGCCATCTCTCCAAATCAATCATTGATTCTGACTCAGAAAGCTGATGATAAGCTGATTGAAATTATCAATGAGCTGAGGTCTTTTCAGAATGACAACAACAAAGCATCAACAGCTGGAATGAATGCCAAATTGCAAACGTATTTGCACAGATTCACTGTGCTGTGTCATTTGATGACAGAGCTGTTGGAAGGGAGTTTGAATTCACTTTCTGTTGATGTCACTGAGCAGTCTGTGATCAATGCTCACGAGCTTGTTAAATTCTTTGCATCAACTGGAGAATATGTCAGAGAAAAGCAAGCAATTGATTCCGGTAAAATGAGATTTTATGAATCACTTAATAGTCAAGGTTTATTCAATAGAGCAGAGCAAGCTGTTGCATTATTCAAGAAATTCAATGGTCAGATAACATTCCAAGAGATTGCTGAAATGGTTGGCTATTCCGGCAAAGCAGCAGCATATAATGCCATTAAAAATGATGATGAATGCCAAGTGATGATGAATGAACAAAAAAACGCTAAGTGATGCAAACGAAAAAAGGAATGAATGTGCTTTCTCTTTTTAATGGGATGTCCACTGGACAAAAAGCATTGGAAAATGTTGGTGTGAAAATTGGAAATTATTTCAGCAGTGAAATAAAGCCAGCAGCCATCAAATTGACACAATTTCACAATCCTGAGACAATTCAACTTGGAGACATTATGAATTGGAAAGAATGGGATATTGATTGGCAAAGCATTGATTTAGTATTGAGTGGCTCACCATGTCAGGACTTGAGCATTGCTGGAAAAAGAGCTGGAATCAATGGAAAAAGGAGTTCTTTGTTTTGGGTGTTTATTGACATTTATAACCATATAAAAGTCAAGAATCCAAATGTTTTGTTTTTTCAAGAAAATGTCGGATCTGCACCAAAGAAAGACATTGGCATTATGAGCAGAGCATTGGGTGTTTATCCAGTCAGATTCAATTCAAGTCTTGTGACTGCACAGCTGAGGGATCGATATTATTGGACAAACATCAAAGTGAAAGAGTTTGGTATGTTTGGAGATTTGGTTGTTGATATTCCACCACCAAAAGACCGGAAGGTAATGTTTAAAGATATTATTGAAAATGGTGTAACGGATAGAGAAAAAAGCACTTGTGTTTTGGAAGGTTATGGAAGAAATAATTTTAAAAACAATGACAGCAAAAAAGCTCAAAAATATTTAAAAAGTAGGGATGCAAAAGGGATGTGTCCATTGGTTTACATAGAAAACGATGAAGTCAGAGTTGCAGCCAATACTGTCAAAGGGTATGATGTAGCAACTGAAGATGATTGCATCAATTTAAGTTTTCCGAAATCAAAAACACGACGTGCGCGAGTGACAAAAGGAAAGTCACCATGCTTGTTAGAAGGAGACGAAAAGCTCTATACTTTAAAGGATTTCAAAGTCAGGACATTGACTAAAACAGAGCTTTGTAGACTGCAAGGATTTCCAGATGACTATTGTGAAATATTGTCAAGGAATCAAGCTGCATCATTGCTGGGTGATGGATGGACATTGCCAATGATAGAACATTTTTTTAAATACCTAAAAAACGCTAAGTGATTGATATTCAGATGAATCAAAAAAAACAATTAAAACTACAACTTAATTAAAACCTTCAAAAAGTTTTAATGTAAATGACTGTTTATCAATGCGTTAAGTACCAAAATACCATAAATTAAAACCTAAAACCTAGTTTTCCTAAAAGTATATAAAAAGGAGCATAAGAAAGCCCATATATATATATATAAGAGAAAGAGTATGTATATATATAAAGGTATTAAAGTTTTAATTATACTATATATATATATAAATAGACCTTTACAGAGAGTAGGACACGATTTCAATTAAAACTTTTAAGGTTTTAATTAAAACTTTAAAACCCATTTTTTATCTATACTTTTTGCCAAGTAGTTGAAAACCAATAACATAAGAAAATGAGCAAACATGATAAGCTCCAGAGCCAATGCTTTCTCTGGATTCAGCGCAATCATCCAGAGCTGAGGAAGCTCTGCTGGTGTAATGATAACAGCCCAGCATCCAAGAGAGATGGCGCAAGGAGAAAAGCTCTTGGAATGGTGGCTGGTGTTTTTGATCTGCTGCTGTACAAAAACAAAACTCTATTTGCTTTTGATGTCAAAGTGGGCAATGATAATTTCTCAGAAGCTCAACTTGATTGGAAAGAGAAAATTGAAAATGAAGGTGGACAATGTTTTGAAGTTCGGTCTCTTTGCGAATTTCAAGAATTGATTGAAAGTTTGATTTAAGCTATCAAAGAGCTTGCTCACTGGCTTTTGATGTGTTGAGTGGTGTATTGATATACAAGCAGTAATTTAAAGCTCTTAAAACGAAAGTATTGCAATGTTTACAAATGTGAACTGCAATTAAACAGAATTTAATTCTGAATATAGATAAAATTTAGATTGACCTAAAAATAAATTTAACAATGACCAAAAAAGAAAAACTTGAATTTGAAATCAACAAGACTCTTTTAATTTTGAAAGAGCTGACTAATGATTGGACAAAGCCATTGATTGCAATCAATGATCACAATCCATCAGCAATCACTGCATCAAAGCCAAAAAGATATGTCTGTCAATTGCTAAGAAAGAAAAACTTGGCTGTGATGAGACAACATAATTTGGGTGGTAAATGGCAAACAAGACAGCTGTGGACATTCAACTTTGCTGATTATGATCAATGGGATTTCTTTACCGGAAACAAACCAACAGACCTGATTGATTTTGTCAAAAAGGAAATCACAGCATCTGGAGCAAAGATTGACTTTGAAAAATAACTATATTTGTGCTATTATGTACAAATACAAATCAGAATATTTCTCAGCAAAAGAATTGATTCATCCACAAGTCATCAATGCCATTGGTGAGCATAATGCATATCTGAGACTTGATTCAGAATGCTTAGAAGATCTGGATGTCATCAGACTTGAATGGAGCATAAGATTTCCAAATGATGCTGGAATCAATATCAATATTGGTGCTGCTGATTCTCGCGGTCTCAGACCACCAAATGATCCAGATGGTGGATTTTATTCAGTTCATAAAATGGGCAAAGCATTTGATCTTGTGCCGGTAAATGGGCAAATTGAAACATTTCAAAAATTTGTCAAAGACCTGATGTTGGATGGTAGATTGAGAGCATTCAACACAATTGAAAACTTTCAATTCACCAAGTCTTGGTGTCATATTGCCAAGATGAATCACAATGAAAGATGTCTGACAATCAATCCATAATGGCAAAACAAATAAATGGCTTTGAAAATTACACCATCAAATCAAATGGTGTTGTCTTGAATAAGCATGGAAAGGAAATGAAACTCCAACAGATGGGAGTCTCAAACTATGACCATGTGTTTCTTAGAAAGTCAGGAAAATATTATTTAAGATCTGTAAGAAAACTAATTAAAACACATTTTGATGAGCAAATTGATTGAAGTTGCAACAAAACTCCTCGGCAGTGCTGGTGGTGAAATGGTAGAATCTATTTTCTCCGGTATTGATAAGCTGGATAATTCAACTGAAAAAATGGAAATCCAGCTGAAATTTCAAATGCTGTTGACTCAGCTGTCTGAAAAAATGTTGGAATATGAATCAAAGATTGCATCAGCAAGAGCATCAGTGATCAAAGCAGAAATGAAAGGAAACTGGTTGCAAAGATCATGGAGACCTTTATTGATGGTGACATTTGGTGCTTTGTTGGTTATGAGATGGATGGGAGTCACAACAGAAATCCCAGAATCAATTGAGTTGAGATTGATGGACATTATTGAACTTGGTCTTGGTGGATATTTGATTGGCAGATCTGCTGAGAAAATTGTCAGCAGTGTGGATATTGGCTCTGTATTAGCAACAAAAAGAAAAAAATCAATGGATGACTGAACTAAAAAAAAGAGTTAGGTCAAAGAGACCATCAAAAGAAAAGATGATTGAAGCCATTCACAAGAATGGTGGCAATGTCAAAAAGATTTCACAATCATTGAAAATTGCATATCAGTCAGTTTATACTTTCTCCAGAGATTATGACATCAAGCATGAATTTCAAATTGCAAGAGATATGTTGCTGGATGATGCTGAATCTGCATTGCATGAAAGAGCAACAAAAGGGAAATCAGATGCTTGTCTCATTTTCTTATTGAAAACAAAAGGTCAATCTCGCGGATATATTGAAAGACATCAAGTTGATATGACTGTTGCTCCACCAACATCTGTGAATATCATCTCTGTTGCTGCACAAGATATTGCCGGAGATATTAAGCATGAGTGAAAATTCCATTGATTTCAAATTGCCGGAGAAGTTTATCAAACTGCTCAATGATGATTCAAAATTCTTATTCGTTCTGGGTGGAGCTGGATCTGGAAAATCTGTCTTTGCATCATTCAAGCTGATTCTTAGATGTATCACTGAGCAGAATCACAGATTTGTTGCTGTCAGGAAAGTGGCTAAAACAATCAGAGAATCTGTTTTTAAAGAGTTACAAATGCGGATTTCAGAAATGAATCTGACACAATTTTGGGAGATTAATAAAACAGAGATGAAATTGGTCTATAAACCAACTGGCTCTGAAATTATCACATATGGTCTTGATGATCCGGAAAAACTCAAGTCATTGGCAAAAATCACTGGTATTTGGATTGAGGAATTAGTGCCGGAAGTAGAGCAAGATGATTTTGATCAATTGGTTTTGAGATTGCGTGGTGAATCTCCATCATACAAGCAAATTATTTCAACTTTCAATCCAGTGGATGAAAGACATTGGGTTAAGAAAAGAATTGATTCTGAAAGAGCCAGTGATCAGGTCCATCATTCAACAGTTTTGGACAATCCATTCATTGAGCAAGAATATATTGATGAAGTCAAAATGATGGCTGATTCAAATCCAAATTATTTCAGAATTTTTTATCAGGGAGAATGGGGTAGAGCAGATGCAAAATCTCCATATCTCTACAATTTTGATAGAGCAAAACATACAGCTCCGGTCAAACTTGATGATAGATTTCCAATCATCTTTTCTTTTGATTTCAATGTTGATCCATTTGCTTGCATTGTTGCTCAGATATACAGAGATACATCCGGACATCATGTTCATGTCTTTGATGAAATCACTCTATTTGATGGAGATGTTCACAAGATGTGTGACAGAATCAAATCAAAATATTCAATAGTGCAATTGTCCAGAGCATTTTACACTGGTGATGCAATGCAGCGGAAAAAAGAAATCACTCAACAGAATAATATTGATGCATGGCAAATGATAATGACACAGTTGAGAGTGAGTAAGAAAAGAATGGCTGTTCCAAAATCAAATCCAAGAGTGAGTGAAAACAGACATTTGATGAATTTTGTGTTGAGCCAGCATCCAGATGTGAAAATAAATGTTGAAAGATGTCCTCAGCTGGTGACTGATTGTGATTATGTTGAGTCTGATGATGATGGTAATATTCTCAAGAAAAACAGACACAAAGAGAATCAGAGGGCTGATCATCTTGATTGCTTTCGCTATTTAATCAATGCTTTCATGTCAGATTTTGTTGTGAAACCAAAAAAATATATATAAAACTGAAAATTATATATATTTTTGAAGTAGCACAACGGTGTTGGTATGCCAAGTTGCGATTAATTAACCTTGAAAATTATATAAATGACATTTATACCACAAGACCCAAATATTGAAAAAAGTTGCTTAAATGCTTGCACAAAAGAAGCAATAGAAGCAGGAGTATGTAATTGCTTAAATAAAGTAAACATTAAGCAATTTGACATACCTGTTGTTGTAGTGAACCAAAACCCAAAACCTAATATTATGAAATGGGCATTTGATAATTTAGCGATAGTAGAAGCGGTAAAGGCACTCTTTGATAACGACAGCGGAAAGATAGTTAGCAAGGAAGGGCAACGCATAATTGATGAAGATGGAGAAGAACTAAGAAAACTCCTAAAACCCAAATCGGTTTGCCAACACCCATTTGCAATGGTTAAGCAGATAACTAGAGAAGTTCATTGGTGCGGCAAATGTGATAAGTACATATAGCAAACTGCACTACAACGTTTTGCAGCTATGCTTTGCGCTTTTAATTAACCTAAACACTAAATAGAATGCAGAAACTTATAAGAACTGCCGATTTACGAAAGGCACTTGACAAATACAATAGAGAAGAAATAAGTTACGGGAAAATGGTGGAAATGTTGAATGTTGCCGCTAATAAAGCGTTAAGCATAGGTGATGTTGTACAGCAGCGCGAACTGTTGATTGCTTATGAGATAGCGATGCACTCATGCTTAGAATCTGAACCGTTTAGAACGAAGTATGCTGAAAAGGTTGTTGATGACTTTATAAGCAAGCAATAGTGTACAACGTTTCGGTTAAAAAT